ACCAACTTCAGCATAAGATTTGCCACCATGCATAGGTATTGTTTTCATATCAGACATTATTTATTCTCCTTATTTTTCATACCCATGTAAGTGTACTTTGCCCATGTGCATGGTTCATCAAATTTGTTCTTGCCTTTCTCAATTGTAGTTGTAAAGACATGACCAAGTTCTTTTAAATCAAATATCACAGCCGCCAATCTTGTGATGCTGTAAGTGTCAATCGCTTCACGTGGTGTAATACTTCCATAAGTTCTAACATATGCAATAACTTTATCTTTTTGGTTACTCATTTTTTTCTCCTTAATAGTTTAGCTTCTTTTAATTGTTGTCTTTCTAATTTTCGTCTAGCCTTGCGAGAATCGTCAGGTCGACCACTTCTCGCTTTTAATATAATTCCCTTTGCTCCAATTGATTTACTCATCGTCATGCTCCGGGATGTTAGGTTCTTGATTATCTAACTCCTGTAAATTATCTTCAGAATTAATTTCATCGTAATAGTAATCTGATATGCTCATTATCTGACCTCCAGTTCAAATGATAAACGTTCCTGTAATACCATCTTAATGTCATCAGTAAAATCATAATCGTAAGCTACATTATTAAATTGGTCTATGTACGTGTAGTATCTTAGTTCAATTACTTTGTTAATAGCTTCAGCTAGGATTAAAGTATTTTGTACATCTAGTGTTTGGTCTAGGTCGTGAACAATATGCTCAACTTCCATAACAATGTTGTCAGCTTCAGTCATGCATTCGTCACGAGCATAATCAAAATTTGCCTCGTGTTGCGATTGCCATTCGTCACCTGCTCTAAGTTCTTTTGCTGTCTCCATGTTATTTCTCCCCTAGGTATTCTTTCCAACATGGTGCTGAACACCAATGGATGTCATGACGTGTTGGTTCTTTGCCAAATCCGTAGCCAGTTCTGTCGTTGCAGTTAAGGCAGTAAGTAGGTTTAGCATCTTTGTTTACAAGCTCAGGCTTGATTGTTACGTTTGAATTGTTACTCATTGTAGCTCCTATTTTGTTATGTGATTCAATCAATCACAATGTGATTATATCATATACGATGTGTTGGGGAAGTTTATTTGCATAGACCTCCCCATTTAGTTTACTCCTCCCAGTCCGGGTTCATTCCTACTGTGTAATTTTCAGTCTTATGTTTTTGCAGATTGCCTTTTATTAAAACATTAGCAAAATTGTAAGCTTGACACCAAGTCCAAGTTGCATCTGTATAAGCTAACCAATCGTCATAGAAATGTTCAAAGTCTAATCGCTCATCAGTCACTTCAATGTTTTGGTCATGGTTATAACCGGGAGTCTTTACATAAAAATGCAACCATGAATACCGAGCTGATAAATCCATACAAGCGTTGTAATAATTGCGTGTAGGTTTTTTACGTTTCGCTATGACCTTGTCCACATTAGATTTATAGAAATCATTCTTGTTAAACTTTTTATTAATTTCTTCAATGTGATGTGGGTCTAATGGATTACTTCTAAATTGACTATGTCTGTATCCATAAGAGTGCATTAGCTCATGAGCAAAAAGTTGTGCCATGCGTTCAAGCGATGTTTCAACATTATATGAACACCACATATCAGGCTTACCTCTAGAATAAACTTTGCCTAAGTAAGCACAACCACTAGCATGTCTTCCTTTTACTTTGTCCATGACTTGAATCTTTAGTGATTTCCAATGTGGCAATCTACCTTCATCCTTAGCCAGTTGTTTATGTACATGACAAAACAAACTGTTAAGTTTTTTAGTTTGAAACAACGATGTGTTTTTTACTATTTTCATATTGATTCCTATTTTGTTGGGGAGTGTTACCTCCCCGGTTAAAGTTATAAAAATATTGAGTTTAACTCTGTGATATTTTTTCCGTAAGTAACTTGGTTACCTCGGTCATGGAATTTGTCAGCAACTTTAATTGCAGTTTCCAACGTGTACCATATCACTTTGTTGTTTTCGTCTCTGAGTCTTTTTCCATTGACTCTGACATAATGGTCTTTTTTATTTTGTTTCATTTACAGCTCCTATATTGTTAGTTAAAAGTGTCATTTTTCTCTCAATGACAAGGTCATTATACAGTATACGATATGTTCTGTGTAATTAAATACAACTAATTTTTAAAAAAAGTTTTAAATAGATTTTAAAAGAGAGTATGATTTGCAGTTCTTGGTTTAGAGTTTTCGGATACTCAGAAAACACAAAACCCCTAGAGTTAAGGCTCTAGAGGTCTTGCTAAACTGGCAGTTGCCCCTGCTGTTTGAGGATTATTATACCATCTTACAACATATTGGCAACTTTCAGGATACGAAAGGTGATATGTCTAGCTTTTAGTTTCACTCACACCTTTAAAAAAAAGAGATTCAGCTATGTATTCCAAGAGGCTGTTGATTGATGTTAGGTAAGAAGCTTTATATTGGTAACCACCTTGGAGCGATAAAGAAACCTAGCGCAGAGTGCAGAAGGCTGAGTACCTATTACAAGGTAGCGATGACTCTGACCTGATTAGTTGTAATGGTTTCAGGCATACGGATAAATACTGCGAAGGACTTATACCGATGAGAATCTCTAACTGCTTTCTTAGTGGTTAGGGATTTCTTTGCTCCGAAACCCTCAGCTCAGGAATTACCCGATAAGAAAAAAAAGCAAAAGTCACTTGCTCTTAAAAAGGGATTTATCCCTTAGCTTTACCGAAGTCACTCGCTGAAAGCGAAATACAATCTAGAAAAAAAAAGTTAAACCAACTAACACATAATATCTTAATTGATATAATAGAATCTTTTACAATATATTATTATTATGAAAACAATATATTACAATTCTATTCCTGCTGAAATTAAAAGACTAGGCATAACACAAAGCGAGTGTGCTAAATTTCTAGGCTGTTCTTTAAGTGGATTAACACATAGAATTAAAAGAGACCAACCAACTTTGCATTGGGCAATTTATGGATTAGCAAATTATTTAGGAGCAGAAGAAAATCTGCAACACAATGTCAAATGAAGAATGTGCTGAGACGATACATAAGCTCATGGCATTGCTTACAAAAATAGAAGACAAAAAATTAAAGTCAGACCTTGAAGACCAAATCATTGCATTGTGTGACCAACTTAAATTTACTATGATTATGGATAGAGTTAAAGATGAGAAACGAGGAACATGAAGTTCAAAAAGCTATTTGTAATTATTTAGACATTCGCAAAGTTTGTTATTGGGCAGTTCCAAATGGCGGTAACAGAAGTAAACGAGAAGCAGGAAGATTAAAAGCTGAAGGTGTAAAAGCCGGAGTACCTGATTTGACTATAGTATATGATGGATTGTATTATGGACTTGAAGTAAAAAAACCTGCTACAAAAACACCTAAAGGTTACCTAAGTAAACAGCAAAAGAGCATGATAAAAAAAATAGAGGCATCAGGAGGAAGCGTTAAAGTTGTTTACAGCGTAGCTGATGTTATATTGTGGTTAAATGAAGAAGTAAAGTATGAAACAAACAGCAATAACTAAGTCAGCACGTGGCAAAGCATGTACTTTAAAACTTGATGGGTGTGATTCAGGTATTAATAATGAAAATGTTGTATTCTGCCACGAAAATATAGATGGAGTTGGATTTAAAGCTAGAGATAGAAATGGACATGACATAGGTTTTTATGGATGCCACAATTGTCACCAAATTTATG